CATAGCTTTCCCAACGTGATGGAGTTGTTGCATCGCCCAAATGATAGCACTTGATGTAGTAACAATCTGTTTCTTCCATCTCTTTGATTTTAACATATTTGAGCAGTGGTCGACCACCGTAGTAGTCGAACTCCCAGTCCCATACATCCAATGGGCTAATGGCACACACATATGGTCTGCCAAGATTCCCTTCTGTTGCTTGGGGCATATCGACTGCGACCCAGCAATGCCCAAATATACTTGTTAAATCTCCTACACCTTCCATAAAGCCATTCATACTACGATTAGTTAAGTCGGCATCTAACTGAAACAAATCAATCCATTCATTATTCTCAGGAGCGATGTGTTTACCTTGTGGTGTACAAAACTGTAAATTGCGTTTGATGCCTGGCTCAAACAATACATCATTGATAGTATCAACAATGTAACGACAGATAGGCTGTGCTACTGTATTAGCTACTAAGTCAAGATAGAGTGTGCTATCTTCACTAGGTCTTTTCTTGCGAACAGCTTGTTTAAATGTAATGCCGCCAAGATATGCGTATTGATACGATAACATCTGCAAATAGATGTTGTCGTATACTACATTGCGTTTTAGTAAATCACGATTGTTGTACATTGTTTTGTCTCTTTATATCGCTTAGAGCGAGTTCTGTTGATTTATGCATAATGTATTTATGCTTAAGGTTTAAGCTTACACTTATCTCCGTGAAATCTTGCATAGCTATTGTTTGGCATTGATTGCATACAGTACTTGCACGTAGTTCTAGGCTGTTGTTTACCTGTCATTCCACGCTGTGCTAGTGTTCCACCAAAGGGCTTATGACGATTTTTTCTTATCATATCGTGCATATTATCTTTCATAGTACCTACGCTTAGATGCGCTGGATTGCAACAGCTTTTGTTATCACAACTATGCATTACTACTAAACCTGCAGGTATTACAGTATTGCTATGTTCTTCGTAACTTACACGATGTGTTGTTCGCATTTGTTTACCGTCACGTATCATACCATAGCCAATATTGTTTTTACCACCTTGCCATTCCCAACAGTTAGTATATTGGTCTATTTTTACATTACGTAGTAGTCTATCAATTAATGGAATACCATTACTCCAGCCTTTAGCTCTACCTAAATTTAAGCCCATACTTGAAAGTCCTCCTGTACATCGCCATTCATAATCTCTTCCCAACTTGGTCCACCTGGATACAACGGACTCTCCGGCATATGCTGTAAGCCAGGTGTATTTTGTCTACTGATACGTGGATCCATACCTACAAACTCATTGATAGATAAGCTGTCGTGTTGTATTGGGAACAGATGATGTATGCCATAACGTATGCAATCACCTAATCCGTCTATGTGTGCATATCTACTTTCACTGTACTTGACTAACTTCTTACGACTACCATCTTCGAAATGATATGTTTGCAATGCTTCTAATAAAAACTTATCATCAGGTTGCACGACTAAACCGCCACGATTGATAAAGCCATTACTTGTGTTATCTGTATCTGTAATTAATGGATTACTCTTGCGTGTATTCACAATAGTAAAGCCATACTTCTCTAATATGATACGATCTGTTACACCAAAGGGACTTGTTGTATCACGATTAACTTGTGTTCCACTCATATCAATGATGCTGTTTATTCTACGTTTAGGAAAGTCTTGTCTAATCGCATCGGCAATTCCTTCTGTGCTACAGTCAGGTATCGCATAACTTTTTAATATCTCTATCGTGCCTTCTTTATGCCCACTCTTTTTAACTTGAGCAACAGTAGCGCACATAACACGTTTGTTAAAGTCGTGGAATGTATATAAATCGCCACCAAAGTCTTTGACTTCACGTGTGTATTTGTGTCTGTCCCAAGTATAAAAGAATGCGTCACTAACGCTTTCCCATTGGCACATATAATCTTGATTAAATTTTAGTGGGCTGATGATACGTTTCTGCTCATCAATAAAGTTTTTATTACCGCTACGCATTTGCAAGTAATTGTAATGACGAACAACATACTTCTCATCATTCTCTAGTGCTAACGTAAACAGATCGTGTAGTGGACCTGTACCGTTAGGTGTACTAATCACAATCAATCGACCTTGTGTATCAGCTTGACCTACACGAGGGCGCAATCGATTTGTAATTTCTTGCAATGTATCTTGCGTGTATAGTGCGGCTTCGTCAGCTACCCATACGCCTACGTTAAGTCCACGTAAGTTCTCACGTTGTTCTGCTGATTTACAGCGAATGAATATGCCATTAGGAAACTTAATTGTAAGCTCACTATTATTAATATCTTTACCATCAGTTAATCCAAAATGATTGATGCAACTATGCTTGAGTGGCTCCCAAATTAGTGACTTAATCATAGCACCTGTTGGAGCACTGTAGATTATATCTTTACCTTTATGGTATCTCGCATCACTAGCAAATAGTGGTAGGGCGATACTGGCAAGAAATGTCTTACCACTACCCACTGGAACAATATCCACACAATGTTTGTCAGTACTGAGCCAATCATTTAATATTGTCGATTGCTCGCCATATAAAGGTATCTCAATGTTATTCATTCACTGTGTAACTAATTGGAATCTCTTTCCAATCACTTAGTTCTTTTGTTGGAAACACAAAGTTATTATTCATTGACTGACCTAATGTAGTCACATCAATCTCTTGCTTATCTGCGACAACTTTGTTTAATATCATACTCTGATACTTCTGTAACAAATGCTTATCATCACCTAATCTAGCCTGATGGTAATCTTCTGCAAAGCCTTCGGCGAAAGGCTTGTCAGCTTGTTCTATAGCGGCTAATATAGTTTGAGCACTAAGCTTCTGCGTCGAGCCCTTCTTGCGACCACCACCTACACGTGCGCCACCTCTACCTTTTTTAACTATTTCAGTCATCTAATAATCCTTCACTGCGTAATATGTTTCTTGCCCAAGTAAGTCCCGGTGGGCCGCCCCATAACAGATATGCTTGTGTACCTGCTGTATTCTCTCCAGGCTTATAATAAGTTTCAGCACGACTTAAAAAACTATAGGTACGTTTAACTGTATCTAAACTAACTTCTCGTCTATTTGCAAATTGACTTGCACGATTTAATCCTACTGCTGTGCCACCACGATTGCTAGGACTAACTTTCTGTCGCATTTCTAAGCCACGCTTTGCGTTAGCTGCCATTGCTTCTGTTGCTCTATAACCCATTTAATCTCTCCTTAAGTAGTTTAGCTACTTCTTGATGCCTGTGAAACCTAGGCATCTTGTCATTAATTTCTTTTAATCCTAACACTTCTTCTACTGTGCCATTCTTTATTATGTTTTCGATAGTCTTAAATTTACTATCGCAATAACAATAACCTATAAATTCACGTGGGTGCATTCTTAGGTTTTCTCACACGTTTCGTTTTCGGTGGTGGCGTAACAATTACTTGCACACCATTAGGTACGTCAGGCAGTAATATATCTGCTTGCGGCTTTCTATCAAACGCTAACTTAATTTTATCCCAAATACTTTTCATTTTATTCCTTAATATACAAAATTATGGTCTATTCCATATTTCTCAAATTTAACAATGCATTGTTGATTTAACAGTGCAACTATTCTATCGTCTTGTGGTAACGTTTTTAAATATTTGTAAACTTCTAATACATCTGTATGGTCTCCCATCGTTATGATAGGGAACAGCCTATTCCATAATTCAGCAGACCAATATTGCATATGCATTATATATAAATCTTTTCGTAATCTTCTACATTGTCCGTCTCGTCTAGGCCATCATAAAACTTGCCATCACGTTTGTCTTTGTACTTCAATGCACCGAACACACTTAGGAACTTTTGATTCTTCTTGCCCCACTGTTGCGTTAGTTCTAAGAACCTATCACGGCCAAACATAATCTGTAGTTGCGTCTTGCAATCTTCTGGACTTGGATTGATATCGTTCTTTGTGTCTTGCAACGTAAACATAAAGCTAATGCACTGATCGATCTCGATCTCATTCATAAATGGCGACAACTCTGTTACCATTTTGTCAAAGTTCTTTATGTGCCCTACGTAAAAGGGCTTGTCGATAATGCCTTTAAATTCGCTCATCAATGCACCACGCTTTCTTTTGTTAATCCATCAAGTCTTTCGTTAACATCAATGTTGATGCTACCCTTAAGCTCAGTGGTAAGACCCTGTTTATATTCTTTGAGGTATTGCTCTTGTTGCAGTGCACCTAGGAACTGATGTATTGTGCGTAAGCCTAATATCTTCATCTCAAAGATTTGTTTGTTATCGTCACTAAGGTCATCAACATTCATATTCATCATTGCTTCTATTGATGTTTCAATGTCTTTAACTAATGGGTCTACTGTAACGACTAATTCTTCATTATCGTCACGGTATAATTTGTATGTATATTCAATCACTTGTTCTTATCTTTCATATCTTTTTTAGGTTCACGATAGCCACTAGCACGTATTGCTTGTGCTTGTTTCTCAGCGTCACTACGATTTAAGTAAGGCTTGCCACTGTCGCCATAACGGTACATACGTTGACCTTTAATCATCACTACTTGTATTGGCATCGTGTATTCCTTTTTTCTTAATTGTATTTAGTTCTTTGCAATTGTTTTGGTGCTTTAGTATAGTGCTTGCAAACTTAAGAGTAGTGCCACAGTTTTGACACTTCCAAGTTGCAAACTGCCACTCATTTAATTTTTTATCAAACTTAATGATGACACTAACTTTAATATCCTTAGGAAATTTATTATGCTGAAGATGTAGTTGACGTGGATTGTATTTCATCAACTATATATCGTTCAGCTAATTCTAACTCTTTGCGCCTGTACCAACTCTTACGCATATTGTCTTTATGCTCTTGTGATTTTGGCACGCCAAGCTTGGCAAGACGCATCTTTTGTTTTTGCTCTGGAGTTTTCGGCACACCAGTACAAGCTCTACGTATACCTTCAGCAACGTTAGCTAACGCCTGTGGTTCGAATGGACCTGTACCACGAATCCATTCTGTAAAGCCTTCGTCAGCATCAGGTACAATTTCGTTAAGCTCAAAACGTTTAATGTATTTTACGTTATTTTTGTCGTAACGGTGATATCTCATATAACTTTTCGTTTTCATATATGTATTTAAGTTTCTATAATGTATTTGAATTTTTTTGTTTGTTTTTCAGAGTCTTGTGAACGGTTGATAGTGTGAACGGTGTTTTGCAACGCTATATATAAATTTACGTAAATTTTTGTAGTAGCTGTAAAAACATTGAAAATCGTTCACATCGTTCACATCGTTCACATAAATACTATATAGATATAGTAAAATCTGCTGAAAGTAGCTTAGTATTCTTATTTGGTATAGTATTAGTAAACATTTTATACTCTAAGCCATAATTTGTATTACTTGAACTTAGTCTAAAACAACTCTTTTGTAGTGTTTCGCTCACACTTCCATCATACAATAAATGTATTCTTTCTTTCTTCAAATACTCATACTTTGTCTTACTCTGATCCAAATATCTACTAAATCTTTTAGCAATCTGTTGACTACTCAATTTAGTATTGTTAGTCAGTTCGTGTACTGCTTGTGTAAGTACATCTAATGTTATAATACCACAATGATTAAACACTGGCATTAAGCTATCAAATACAAGCTGTACAGTGTCTTTCTGATCCTCAAATCGTTTCTTATAATCTTGACCGTGCAATGGTCTAAGTATGCCCATATTTTCTGTATTGTGTCTTTTGATAAGATGATACAACCACTTACCAACTTCACTGCGATCTTTTAATAGATTGTTGATTTCGTTAGTTCTGACTTTAGCACCCTCTTCGTCCATACCAATTGCTATAATCTCATCAACCATAACTTTGTCAGTAGTCATAACACTCCAACGTCTATCTTCACCACTAGCCCCTGTACCAGCTAACTTGATAACACCATTAGGATTATTGCTAGTAAAAATCATATTGTAGTTTCTATCTGCTGTATAAGCATCTATACCTTTTTTCTCAATACGTTGTTCTTCACCACCTGTAGCATTCTTTAATTTACCTTCTGGTAGTTCATTGCTTGCAGGTTCGTCATAATACAATATCACTGCTGTTTCCCAACTTGCATTGAATCCATCTGTAAGTTCTTTTAATGCCGCAGGTACTACACATCCGTGAGTAAAGATAGTTTTAAGTAGTTCAATGAAACGACCTTTACCATTACCACCTGGATAACCACCTATGTCAAGATTGGGTATGTTAGCATTACGTTGAGGATACATCCATTTATATGCTAACCACTGTTCAATGTGTTTGACGTTTTCTTCTTTGCCACCACACAAACAGTATAACAAAAAGTCAAAATCACTGTTATAGTTCTCTGACTCAATAGGCTGTACCCAAAAGTTCTTAATGATTTTCATCTTATTGTAGACCATATTGTCAGCCCACTTCTCATCATTGAAGCTACCTGTCATATTGTAATAGTCATTCTTAGTCTGTTGAAACAATCGTTTAACGTGTTCTGTATCAGAATGCATTATTTGATTACTCATCTTGTTAAGTACTGGTATTATTCTTGTAGCATCAACAGTATGAAACTGTGGATTGATAACACCATTACAGTTCTTGTTTGCCATTTGTAAACAATAGATAAACTTATTGTCTTGCACAAGATATCCTAAATGATTTTCTTTGATAAGTGTTTCAATTAATTCGTTTTCTTCTTTTTGAGTAAGCTTCTTTGTAATCTGATTGATTTCTTCTACAATGTCGCCCATTTCAACTAATTCATCTTGTGCAATCTGTATTTTGTTTTGCGTTCTTGATATTTGTCTGTCAAGTATTTCAATCTGTTCGTCTGTTAAGTTATCGTGTTCTCTTGCTTCTTGATATTCTGCTAGTTCTCCTCGTAGAGTTCTAACCTCAGTTCGTTTCGTGGCAACTTTCTTTTTAGTCGCCGCATCCATTTTCGTCATTTTAAGTTCCTTAATTTGTTTTGTAATATCGCTAGTTCATTCATTAGTGTTATGTTCTTTGGTATTGTTCCCCCTTTGTCTTTAATCATTTTGATAACTGTGCCAATCGTTATCTTCTTACCACTGTTACTCTTGTTATAAAACTTCCTATACTCTCCTTGTTTACTTTCTGGATAGTGATACTTCATAATAGCTATGCCATCACTAACTCCAAGTTCATTGCAGAAAGCCCAAGTAACACGTATCCAAGTATCATAATCTAATTGTGGATAGTGTTTCTTAAATTCATCTGCTAGTTGAACTATCGCATCGTCTGTTAACTTCGGTCTTTCTATTGGTTCGTGCTGATATATAGGCATATCATTCAATAGTAAGTTGAGCCAATACGTAAGTATGTCGTCAGGTAATTGTCTAAGTTTTGTAGTGCTTGGACTATTGATCCAGAAGTATTGACGACCATCATTCAACCTCGAAGGTGGCATAACACTCTGTCCTCCCCAACGAAACTCTAAGTTATGTGTAACTTTGCGTTTGAGTACATCCCAATATTCTTTTGGCACAACAAATGCTGCCTGACAACGATACTCTTTACCACTAGTCCACATAATCGTATTGAGTTCATCAATAGGATGTTGTGGAAATGTTGTTGTCCAGAAATCAATCGCTTCTGGGCCGTCGAAATCGATAGCACAAGTACCATTACTATATTGACCAAGTTGTAGTCCAATGTTATTAGACACAACCTGACCAAGCTGTAATGGAGTATGTTGCCAGTTATTAGGATATGGTTTCTTGTCGCCGTTTGTGACGTTAGTATAACGCCAATCAGTCATCAAGTTTAGTTCATAATCCGTCATTGTCCATAGCTTTCATATCTTCAGTAATAAGTTCCATTTGTCTGTACCATAAGTCACTCATTTTGAAATCACCTGAGTTCAGATACATTTCGTATTTGTCAGTAGCTCTCATCAGTTCAAAATGAAGGCTCATAACGTTATTGATTGATAAATCTTTTCTATTCATATTATTTTCCTAATGTTGTCCGTTTGTCAAAACTCTTTAGCGTAAGAGTGGGGAAAGTGACGCTAACCACTTTCCCCGATTTGACATTAGGAGTGAATGTAACTCTGTCAAAAGCTACAATGTATTTATACATCACTATTGATATATAAATTTTTTATATAATCCTGATACGCTTCAGTTGTACCAAACTCATATATTCTTGAACTTGCGATACATTCGCTACGCCACGAAGGCAACGTATTTGCAAGTATGTGATGAAAATGTGCTTCATCAAATGTGGTATAGTTATGACGAATAATATATTCGTCTAACAGTTTTGTTTCTATGTTTGTTAGTATAGTCATTTTTATATTGTAGCAAACGAACCTTACAACAACCTTACAAACCGAAACATTTCTTTACTGCTGAAATATCTATCGTAAATCCGTTTACTTGACGCAAACATATCACGCATTGTATATTGGTCATACTTGTCAATCATAACAATGAACCGATCTCCGATCCATTCCCAATCACTTTTGTTATGTTCCAAATACATACTGTCAGTCATTGGATAACGCATCTCATATGGATACATTTCTTTGTAACTTAGCTTGTCCGGAACACATACAACACTGCCTAACATATGCGCCTCGAATGTAGATATGCCCAAGTTTTCGTGCTTATTTGCTGAGAATACAATCTTACATCTTCTGAGAAAGCAATAGTATTCCTCTTTTGTAAGATTCATTTCTTGCGTTTTGACGAACCTGATATCAGGTCGTTTCTTCTCTACATACTCTTTTAACCAATCAAACACGTATGGTGCTTTATCTTCATTCAGTCTGTGTGGAAATACAATGATGTTTTCCTTTTCTTCGAATGTTGGCTTTTCAATGTCAAATAGATAGTCAAGTGGATATCCACATAAGAATGCTTTACTTCTGTCAACATTGTATTCTTTTCTGAACTTATCTAAATGCTGACTTGTACCAAAATAGTTTTGATCGTAAGCATAATACATTGACTGTTCCAAATGACTGATCCATTCGTTATTCTCTATAGTAAAACCAAGAATATCAGTTGGGTCATAATAACCGGCGTGCCAAATGCCAACACACTTTACAGGTATTTTGTTTAGTTCGCTGATATATCTAACTGTATGCACAGTTTGATTCCAAGCATCAGTAAAGAAAAAGATATCATCTTCATTAACTACTTTGTCAATGAACAACTGACTAATCTTTTGTGCTTGACTTGCTTTGTAAAGACACGTAGCACTGAAGTCGAAAAAAGCCCCAGCCTGGGGCTTATCGTATCCACTGCTATTGCCATCGATGTTGATGATTTCATAATCTATAAACTCTTGACTGAGTTGCTTTGGAATGAAATCGTACCACTGCTTCGTATAACGATTATCAAGTGGCTCAATAGGCACAATGAATAGTTTACGCATTCACTACACTTTCTACAATCGTCATAATCTCATCACTTGACAGTTGTTTCTTTGCACGATTGCGAATACTTTCAATACTAATCTTATTTTTAGTTGGCTTTTTAAACACATCTAAGTTACTTTGATTAACAAGTACAGTTGGATTAGCTAACACATAATCAATGCTTTCTTGCTTATCCATTTTTTGTGGCAACAATATTGCTTCGTGAATGTTAAAGCCTTGCTTTGTCAATAAACTATATCTACGTTTAAAGCTTTCACAAAAACGTGCTCTGTTACGACCCTTAGGGTCTGTTGCTACAATGATTGCTTCTACTTTCTTATCCATAATAATGTTCTCCAGTTGATACAGACAAATCTGCGAATGAACGATTGACACCAGTTAAGTAATCAGTTCGTTTTTGGTCTATATGCGTATACATATATGTGCCACTAATGATTTCTTTCTCACGTTGATTGACCCATTCACGCCCATTTTTGATAATGAGTTGTTCATAGTTGTCCCAAAGTTTGAAAAGTTCTACTTCTGCTTGTCTATAGACAACATTGTAAAAATACGGTTCTGACATAAAATGCTCCTAATGTTGATAAAAATACGCTACTAAAATGTAACGTTCTCAGACTGTAACACAGATTCCTTACACGAAACTTACAAAAGTCGTTAAAAATTAGAGTTTAGACTCTAAAATAATCGTTGACATTAAATACTCATTGTGCTATGATGTATTTATTGTATCAAAACAAGCACTAAATAAATTGTCTCAAAAAGTGTTGTTTTTTAGCAACATCACAAAATTTGACAATAATTCGTGTTTCTGCTACAATGATTACATCAGTTCGAGAAGCGCCGCTAATCACTGATATTTTAAATGAAAGTGTTTTATGACTAAATCTAACAGCGTAAAAATTTACGCATTACAAGATAGTATCGCACATACTAATGTGTTTGAATATATCGAAGTGCCCACTAACTTACACAACAAAAAATGTTGGTCTGAACAAGACGCAAATGACTTTTACAGAAAGTTATATGATTCTCTTACAGACGCACAACTTCAGACATTAACTGAAGAATGCACTCAATCTAATCAAGAAATGATTGAAGAAGAAATGCCTGACCAAGTAATGTCAGTATATGAGTATTTGCGTTTTATCGCAAGTTATACTCTTGAAAATACTGAACGACTAGCAGTGTTGTAATTTTACAACAAGCACAGAATTGACAATAAATCAGTTCTGTGCTACAATATCATCTTATTAACAACTAAACGAAAGTGTTTTATGACTACCAATAAACAAGTGCAAAAACTGTTTGAAGCTATTACGTGGCCTTACAATTCGATTCACAATGCAATTTTAATTGAATTTGATGAAGATGAGCAAGAAAAAAGTATGTTGCAAACATTAGAATCTATCAAAGAAAGACTTGATGATTTAAATAGTGCCTGCTATAATTTAGAGATTTTTCTCGACAAAAAAATTACGCAACTCGAAAACGAAGTGTCGTAATTTTACAACAGCACAGATTTGACTAATAATCAAGTCTGTGCTACAATACATCTTTAACTTAACTTAGAAAGTGTTTTATGACTATCAATGTTCCTCAAGCCGCAAATCAAACAAGTTTGCATTTAGAAACTCACGAAAAAACTAGACGTTTCTATATGATTCGTAGTCGTGTAGATTATCTTGGCAACTTGCACGAAGAAAATCGCACTTGCTTCCACAAAAGTGAGTGGCTCAAACTATCTGACAAAAAATGGGCGCAAAAACGTGACCACTTTGTCAAACAGTTTGCTGACACTATGAACGAAGCTATTCGTAAAAATAACTACAGTATCAAAAAACTAGAACTGTCGTAATTTTACAACAGCACAGAATTTGACAGTAAATCAGTTCTGTGCTACAATGTATTTTCTTTCAACAAAACGGAGTTTGTAATGACTAAAGAGTTTCAGTTTTTCTTGTATGACGATCCAGAACAATATTCTTGGGTTATGTTAGAT